GATAATGGTAATCCTATTACTATAATAAGAAATGGACAATCTTCAAACTTAGATGAAAAGGGATGGTTACCAACAGTAGAAAATATAGGTGAAGATGCTTCAAATATATATTTAACTTCTAATCAAAGAATTAAAACATTTAAACAGGCATCCCCTTATATGGAGTCATTTGATGCAATATATATTAAACCCCAAACATTAGAACAAGCACTACTTAATCCTCAAGAAGCTATATATAAAGGGGTAGATAATCCAGTAACTACAGATGTTCCATTATATAATGAAGATATAGATTTAAATATACCTATTAGTTCTAATGCTGAGGAAATAGACGAATTACAAGAAGTAATAGATAATAAAAATGTAACTAATGAATCTGAAAATATGATAGAAAATCAAATAATAAATAAGGATAGTAATGTAACTTTACCTAATTTTTATATTAACCCAGATCCGGGAGGTAATAGTACAGGTGGAGGACCAGGTATAAGTGAAGAATTTGAAATAACTGATTAATATGTCTATAACTACTGATACCATGATAGGAAAATTTTTTAGATTAAAACATTTAATATGGTCTAATACTGCTAAAAATAATGGCATAAATAACTTTCCGGGAGTTGATTCTTCCCCTAGTCAATCAGAAATTATAGCAAATTTAGAAAAATTAATGATAAATATAATAGATCCTATAGTGTTAGAGTTTCCGGATTTAATAATATCATCGGGGTATAGATGTAAAAAATTAAATGATTTTATAGGCGGATCTAATACATCTCAACATATGTTTGGGCAGGCTATAGATATACAAGTACCTGGAGTACCTACATCTGATTTATATAATTACATATTTTCTAATATAAAGGGATGGGATCAATTAATTTGGGAATATCCAGAAAAAGGAAAAAATAGTTGGGTACATGTATCTTATAGTTCACAAAATAGAAAAAAAACAACATTAGCATCAAATGATGATGTATATCATAATTTATATAATGGTGAAAGATATGGAAGTACTAATCAATATCAACATGGAATAAACAATGCAAAAATAGTATAATATGTCTTATAAACCTATAACTACAACTGATTATGAAGGTAAACAAGTAATAATAGATTCTGATAGATTATTATTTAATGCTAAAGATGATTCTATATTATTATTTTCAAATAAAGCTATAGGATTTAGTGCTCAAGATAGTATACATTTTAATACTAGTCCTAATAATGAAAGTAAAATAGTAATTAATACTCCTAATATATATTTAGGTTTAAAAAGAGATAATAATTTACCTACAGAACCAGCAGTACTAGGAGATCAATTGGGAGATTGGTTAGGAGGAATGAATGGACTACTTGATTTAATAGAAGGAATAATAGATGATATTATATTAAAAGTAACATATACAGCACCTGGTGGATATACAGGTCCATGTTTTGAAAATTTTAATACTTTTAGAATAAGAAGAAATGAAATACAAGATTTAAGAGATAATATAAGATTAATTAAAAGTAAAAGTACAAAACTAACATAATATGGCTGATAACGTTCCTGGAAAATTTTTAAGAAAATCCCAAAATACTCAAAAGAAAATAGAGGATTTAACTAATACTATAAATAAAGTAGGACAATTTGCATCTGTAGGAGCAATATTAGCTAATGGAGATGGATTAAGAGGTATTAGAAAAAATATAGGATCTCTAATAGATGCAAATTTATATGACATAAAAAAAGAATTAAAAGCACAAGCTAAAAGTTATGCATATCAAAGAGTAAAAGAAGAACTACCTACGGAAGAAGAAATAATAGATAAATTATTAAATCCTCCCTGTGATATCTTAGTTATGAATACTGTTAAAAAAACAAAAGAACAATTTGATATACAATTACCCAAATTAGAAAATTTATTGAATGCATCTATAGAAAAAATACAAAAACTTATTAAAAAAACGGATAAATCTTTAAATACTTTAGTAAATATTTCAGCAATATTAATTTCAATTCAGGCTGTAATAACAGCTTTAAAAATATTAATTACAGCTGCTAAATTATCTTTATTAGCTTTTACAGGCATATTTGCAAGTGGAGCGGCTATAGAAAGAATTTCTTCTGCAATAAAAAAAGCTGAAGGTTTAGTATTTAAATATGTGGAAGCAGTCCAAACATATGTTGGTTATTTACTAAGAGTAGTAGATGAAATTATACAAATTTTTAACTTATTACCACTAATATTGGAAATTTTTTCAAATTTAAGAGATAATGTATTAATCCCTCTTATAAAAAAAATAAGTGATTATTATGAAAGGTATATAAGAAGATGTTTAGGAGATGAGGGTTTTGATAATGATGGGAATTTAAGTGTTGAAAATATAGATAAATTTATAGATTTTAATACTTCTATTATAGATAAAGGATCCGATACACATGTATTAGGAGATTATATCCATGATGATTCTTTACCAGAACATAGAATATATAGACCAAAAATAAACTAATTTTTAAAAAGTTTATATTTATTAACAAATAATATTAAAAAATGAAAGCAAAAACTTTTGAAAATCTAATTAGAAAAGTAGTTAGAGAAGAAATCGATTATGCGTTACGTAGAGAAATTAAATCACTTAAGGAAGATTTACGTGATGAATTAAAACCAACTATTACAGAACATACGGAAAGATTAATTGAAGTACCTAAAGTACCTCAATCATCTTTAAAAGAAAAAATAATGGGTAAAAAACCATTTAAAAAACAAAATTTTGTAAATAATAACACATTAAATGATCTTTTAAATGAAACAGCAGCGGGAGATACTAATACACAATCCACTATGGCTCCTGTAAATGATCCTTTTGGATCTTCCGGTATAATTCCTACTGAGGCTATGCCTACCGAAGTTGCTAATGTAGTTAATAGAGATTATAGATCATTAATGAAAGCTATAGATAAGAAAAAAGGATTATAATAAATGCCCATAATTCAAAATACTAAAAAAATTAACCCTCTTGATACTGATAATAATATTAGGATAGGGTTAGGTTTTCCTTTGAATTCAGTAAATATGACTACAGGTACTACTACTACTAAAGACCAATTAAAGTCAAATTTTTTAAATTTATTATTAACAGTTCGAGGAGAACGTATTAATCTACCTGATTATGGTATAGGTTTAAAAAATAAATTATTTGAAAATAGTTTAAATGAAGATTCATTATTAGAAGATATTAATACACAAACTTCTTTTTATATACCCGAAATATCTGTAGAATCCATAAATATAAATCAAGATATTGATGAATATAAAATAACTATTTCCCTAGATTATTCTATAAATGACCAATTATCTGATTCAATAAAAATAAATTTTAGTTAAAAATGGCTTATTCAAAAGTATCAAATAAAACACAAGATAAAGATATAAAATATCTTAGTAAAGATTATAATTCTTTTAAAAACCAATTAATGGAATTTGCTGAGGTATATTTCCCTAATAATTTTAATGATTTTAGCGAAGGTAATCCAGGAATGATGTTTATAGAAATGGCTGCCTATGTAGGTGATGTATTATCATATTATACTGATACCCAATTAAAAGAATCATTTTTATTATTAGCACAAGAAAAAGAAAATTTATATAATTTAGCCTATGCTATGGGTTATAAACCCAAAGTTACAGATGCCTCTAGTGTAGACTTAGAATTATTTCAATTAATACCTTCAAAGGGATCAAGTGAAGATTATAAACCCGATTTTGATTATGCTCTATCAATTAACCCTAATTCTACTTTTAATGCTGTAGAGGGTCCTACTTTTTATATTAATAATCAAATAGATTTTGGAGTATCTTCAAGTTTTGACCCTACAGAAATAAGTATTTATCAATATGATAGTTCAAATAATCCCGAATATTATCTTTTAAAGAAAACAACATCAGCTATTTCGGGACAAACTAGAGAACAAACATTTTCTGTAGGAGCAGCTGAAGCATTTAAAACAATAACTTTATTTGATAATGATATTATATCTATAGAATCTATAATAGATGCTGATGGTAACGAATATTATGAAGTACCTTATATGGCACAGGATATTATCTTCCAAGAAGTAGAAAACACAGGAACTAATGACCCTGAGTTATTAGGTTTTAATAATGAAACTCCGTATCTATTAAAAATTATAAAATCAGCTAGAAGATTTGTAGCTAGATTTAAGGATAATAATCAATTAGAAATTCAATTTGGAGCAGGTAATAGTGATAAAGCAGATGAACAAATTATTCCTAATCCTGATAATATAGGATTAGGTATTAAAGATGGTAGAAGTAAACTAAACACGGCATTTGATCCATCTAATTTTTTAATGACTAAGGCATATGGTCAAGTTCCCGCTAATACCACTCTTACTATTAAATATGTAGTAGGTGGAGGTATAATTTCTAATGTTAGTGCTAATACAATAACTGAAGTAGATACATTATTAACATCCAATAATCAAAATCTAAATAGTTCTTTACTACAGTTTGTAAAATCATCTGTAGCAGTTAATAACCCTGAATCAGCTAAAGGTGGAGGTGATGGGGATTCAATTGAGGAAATTAGAGAAAATACTATAGCACAATTTGCTACTCAACAAAGAACGGTAACTAAAGAAGATTATATAATTAGAACTTTAAGTATGCCTTCAAGATTTGGTAGAGTAGCTAAAGCATATATAGTTCAGGATGATCAAATTTCACCTTTAAGTAATGAATTTAATAGAATCAGAAACCCTTTAGCATTAAATTTATATACATTAGGATATAATAATAATAAACATTTAGATAATTTAAATAATGCTACTAAAACAAATTTAGCTACATATTTGGAGCAATTTAGAATGTTAACAGATGCCATAAATATAAAAAATGCATTTATAATCAATTTTGCTATAGATTTTGAAATAACTGTATTTAAAAATTATAATAATAATGAAATTATATTAGATTGTATTTCAGAATTGCAAAATTATTTTAATATAGATAATTGGCAAATTAATCAACCTATAATAGAAGCTGAGGTAGCTAATTTAATAACTTCAGTTAAAGGAGTACAATCACTAGAAAAATTAACTTTTGTTAATAAGAGTGGAACATCTTTAGGTTATTCTCAATATAAATATGATTTTATAGGAGCTACAAGAAGGGGAGTAATATACCCATCATTAGATCCTAGCATATTTGAAATAAAATACCCAAATACGGACATTAAAGGACGAGTAACAACATACTAATATGGCATATTATTTTATATTTCCCGAAAAAGACGCTACAATTTATAGTCATCCTGATAGAACTAAATTAAATACAGGACATGATGAAATTTTAGAAATTGTTAAAGAAAAAGGTAGCACTGATCAACAATATTATCCCTCTAGAGTACTTATACAATTTAAAAATGAAGAAATAAAAGACACTATATCTAATAAAATAGGCTCTCCCATTTTTAATAATGGTACTTCTGAAGTAGCTTTACAACTATTATCTACAGAACATAAAAATTTAGAAACTACTTTAAATTTAGAAGTATTTGCAATATCACAATCTTGGAATGAAGGAACAGGTAGATTTTCTAATTTACCTACTGGTTCTAATGGGTGTTCGTGGATTAATAGAGATAATGATATAACAAAAACAGAATGGTTAACTTCTAGCTTTGCAGTAGCTTCTACAGGTTCAATAGATGCACATAATATTACTAAAGGTGGAGGAGTGTGGTATACAGGTAGTGCTTTTCAGGGATCACAACAGTTTTTAAATAGTGATTCCTTAGATACTAATATTAATGTTACTTCTATTGTACAAAAATTTAGTGCAAGTTTATTTGCAAATAGTACTTATCCAACAGGAATAGATAATAATGGTTTTTTAATAAAACAACCAGATTCAGTAGAACAAGATATATCTAGTAGTTTTGGAGAATTAAAATATTTTTCAGTAGATACCCATACTATATTTCCACCTAAATTAGTATTTAAATGGGATGATAGTTCACATAGTAAACAATCATTAGCAAAACAAAATGGAGAGTTAGATGTTTCTTTATATAGAAATCAGGAAGAATATAATCAAAATGCGGAAGCTATTTTTAGAATACATGTTAGAGATAAATATCCAGTTAGACAATTTGCTTCATCATCTAATTTTTTAAATGTAGGTTATTTTACAACTTCTTCTTTTTATAGTATTAGAGATGCCCATACAGAAGAAGAAATTATACCTTTTGATAATAATTTTACTAAGTTAAGTGCTGATAATGATGGTATGTTTTTTAAAATATTTATGCAAGGATTACAACCTGAAAGATATTATAGAGTTTTATTTAAACATACAAATAATGAAGGTACTAGAGTATATGATAATAATTACCACTTTAAAGTAGTTAGATAATGGCTTATAATCCAAAAATAAATAATAAGTTTTTAGATAATAAACCAGTTTATTCTGAAACTAAATCACCTATACAAACTAATGTATCTGATTTAAATATTGATGTAGGTAAAGAAATAATAGAATTACAAAAAAGACATTATGGAACTAGGGACGCTAGTCAAGCATTAGATAGATCTTTTATAGAACTAACTAGAACAAAAGATAGTTTAGATATAGAATCTTTTTTTAATATCTATAGAGAATTATTTTATGATTTACCTAAAACGGGAAATAATTCACATACTTTACTAATAAACGAAAGTAAAAATTATGTAAAAGATTATGTAGATCCTAAAGATGATATTATAGATGAGTTAACATTAAAAATAGTAAATTTTGAAAGAGAAAGCGTAGAAATACCTTCTGAACATCCTATTTTTCCTAATGGTACA